TCAGGAGAGCAGATTACCCCCTGGATCTGATTTCAGGCGTTGGGTGTGGATCACTATTGCACCGTTCGTGACATCAGCGCGCACAAGCGCCGTCTGCTGCTGCAGCTTTTTCTGGCGTTCTTCCAGGCGCTGAACAGCCAGCCGTTGACGGCCCAGAGCAACAACCTGACGTTGCGAAGGCGGCCCCATCGCTCCCAGTTCCTGACTGAGCAAATTTGCACGCTGGCGGGCATAGTTCAGCCTGTCGCCTAATTTCTGATTTTCTGCCTGCAGCTTTCGGAAGCTGTCCAGACTGCTCCCGGCCTGATCAAGCTGCTTTATTGCATCGCGGGATTTTTTGACAGCAGCAGCCAGTTCTCTTGAACTGGCCTGCGCAGATCGAAATGGGCGGGTGAGCTTGTCAACCGCATTAAGAATGACCTGCAGACGCAGGTTGTTATCACTCATCGTTGGCCCCGCTTCTCTGAATCGCTTTATACCGCCATTCCAGCACTTCGGTCAGCGGCATAACGTCAGTAACGGATGGCGGCCAGTGAAAAATGGTGGCGATATCTGCCACCAGATCGTCAACCGTCAGGCTGTCGGTAAACCGGCAAGCACCGACTTCCTCAACAAAAAAGTGACAACCTCAACCGACATGGCAGTGAGATCTGCCGGGTCCATCTCTGCAATTTCCTGTGCAGTCAGTGCCGGACTGGAGATGCGGGGGATCACGGTCATCATCGCGTTTACATCCATATCCATAATGGCCTGCAGGCGTGTACCGCGCAGCGCACCGGACTGCGGTTTACGCAGCACAATTTCGGTGATTTCTGTTTTACCGCGCTTGATGGGGGTATCCAGTTGAATGGTCTTTTCAGTCTGCTTATCGCTCATTTTGTTGTCCTGTAAATTGGGTTCTGGCGCGGAATCCCGCGCCGTTCAGATACATCAGAGGCCGAGGGCGTTGCGGTGCGCTTCCATCAGGTCCACACCGTTCACAATTTCCACCATGTTGATAAGGTCCACTTCATAGAGCACCTCACCATTGATGGTCAGCTTCGCGTAGCTGTTGGTACTGGTCACTTTGGTGGTGTTGCTTTCGCCCGTCTTCCACTCGCCGGAATCCACTTCTTTGTGACGTCCACGCACCACAAGCTCCACGGCCTGCACTTCCCCGGTATCATCACGCTGGATAGAGCCGGTAAAGCGCAACTGGATGCCATCCACCGTGGCTTTGCCCATCTGTTTAAACAGCAGCAGTTCAGTACCACCAATGGAAAATTCTGTGTCCAGAGCACTGTCATCAAGCCCCAGATCCACATCCACTGCACCCGGCATTCCGCCGCCGCGATACTTCTCATATTTGCGGGTGAATTTCGGCAGCGTCAGCGACTCAACGCTCCCCTGCCAGTTGTTCCCGTCGTTAAACAGGTTCAGGTGTTTTAATTTGCGTGGTAAAGCCATGTTGTCCCCTTACGCGCTGACCTGGCTGGCGAAATTCACCAGGTACTGATCGGTGATGCGCTGACGCAACATCAGATTTTCAAGTGGCGGCACTGGCGTGTAGTCGTAGTCGATGGTGAGTTTTCCGGCTTTCAGAGTGTCTTTGTCGTTCACCGACTCGTCCAGCCAGCAATCACCACCAATGAGATACCCCTGACTGACCAGGCTGCGCATTTTGGCGCGGATGCCCTCGATAATGTCGCGCGCCAGCGACGGGTTCAGCGGTTTGTCCACTGCCCACATGTGCGCTTCTGCCATTGTGTCCGTCAGCACCTGCGCCGTGCGGGTGTAGTTTTCGAAAGCAAAGAGCGGGTCATCACTCAGGCAGCGGGAACCCCAAAAGCGTAAACCGTCTTTACGCACAAGCGTGGTGACGTCGTTCTGGTTCAGCAGACCTGCATCGGTTGCCGGGTCCTGCAGATCCCAGAACACATCTGCAGAAATTCCGGTGACACCGTTCACGCCCACGTTGGACAGGCTTTTGTGCCACCCAGTCTGCTCATCAATTTTGGCACGCAGACCAAGCGCACGGGCGGTGGCATATGCCGTTGCTTCGGCATTCAGCACCGTGTCCCAGCCAGTAAAGTCGGGCCAGATCAGCATTCCTTCGCGCTGGCTGAAGTTTTCACGGTAAGTGATCGCCTCCTGTACCGTCTTGCAGCCATACGCTGACAGGTAGGCAAACCCACGCAGGCTTTGCGCCACACTCAGCAACTCAGTCGCAACGGCTTTGTTATCGTGACCTGGCACGCCGAGAATGCGCGGTTTAACGCCGAGCTGTGTCTGGGCAGATAACAGGGCTTTCATGCCTGTTTTTTTACCTTCAGCAGTCACTGCGCCGATGATATTGGTCGTGGTTTCTTCTTCCGTTTCACCCTGCGGCACACGCACAACAACGGTCACGGGTTTTGCCTGGTCAGCGATGGCATCCAGCGAACGGGCCAGCGTGCCGGACTCACCCGCTTTACCGCTGGCAGTCAGCACATCAGTGATCAGCACGGGTTTATTAAGAGGAAACATTTTTGCATCGGCATCATCGCCCGTGCAGACCATGCCCACGATGGCGGTGCTCACCGTGGTAATGGATCGGGTACCTTCGTTGACTTCAACAACGCGCACCCCGTGGTGGTAATCCTGAGCCATAGTGGCGAACCTCCTGATTGGATTAGGCTTCGCCCTATGTTGAAGTGATTGTGCCTGACAAACAGCTAAGCGCAGTTGTACCGTTATTCACACAAAATGACGGTATTTGTCTGCTTGCAGGGATAATCAAAATAATGCTGATTCAGGGGGATTCATTACTCTTATTTGCCGGAAATTTTCTATAAATTGTGGAAACACCCACATCAAAAATCAGTGCAATACGCTGTCTTGATTCTCCGGCCTCGAGTAAGCGTCCAATCTGTGCCCACTGTTCGGTGGTCAACTTAGGACGGCGTCCACCTACTCTGCCTTTATCACGAGCTGCAGCCAGCCCCGCCCTGGTACGTTCAACTATCAGTTCGCGTTCCATTTCAGCCAGGGCCCCCATGACATGAAAAAAGAAACGGCCCATTGGGGTGCTGGTATCAATACTGTCAGTCAGGCTTCGGAAATTCACGCCACGCTGACGCAACTCTTCTATCAGCGTAACAAGATGCCGCATACTGCGCCCCAACCTGTCCAGCTTCCAGACAACCAGAGTGTCTCCAACCGATAGTGTCCTGAGCAGTTTTTTAAGCCCCGGTCTGTCGGGCTTAGTGCCACTGATTTTGTCCTCAAAAATCCGCTCACATCCCGCGCAGTTCAGTGCATTACGTTGCAAATCTGTGTTCTGGTCATTTGTTGACACGCGTACATAGCCAATAAGCATGATCAATCCCCTGAATAAAAACCGGGGATGATGCCAGTTAGTCGTAATCGCTGCATTTTCTTAAACGTTGGTTTGGGAGAAGGGGCTCCAGCTAATGGCGGCACGTGCGATAGGCCGACAGCTGCTATGCCAGCATCCGTTATCGGTTCCTGATCGTTCATGGTACTAGGGGAGTTTATTGGCCCGATATTCACTGTTACAGGTAACACGGTCCGCTCTATCGGTGGACAGGTCCCTGTACTATTCGACGAACACCGTAAGGTCATAGTTATTTGTGATTCCGAGGGCGGTAAGGCAGTCGCGTGTAACCCTCTCACGGGGGATTTGCACGCAATTTTTGATCATGCACGCAATTCAGCGTTGCGTATGGCGAACGGTCTTACCGCACAACATTCCCGATACGGTTAAAATTCGGTAAGACGGTATACATGTGGAAACGTGGGTACAGTTACAATAAAAGAGCGCGGTCCTAAGGTGAGCTCAACATCGCTAATCCTTAGTCCTCCTAGTGTTCCACGGATTGGAGAGAATTTGGCAAATGTATTGACACAAACCCTTTCAAGGAAGCTTGCGTATGAAATTCCAGAGGGGGCTTAGTAGGGAAGCCTGCATGTATTGAAATTGCGCCGGCTACTGTTGAGGACGATATTGGCTGTTCCTATCTGGAAGCGGTGCCATTGATTAATCAGGGCAAGTCAGACATATACATTAAGACATGGCCAAGTAAGCCCGCGATTGCTAGCGTGATTGACGCGGGAGAAGCGATTCATAGTTAATGGGTAGTATATATGGACACGCTATGGCTGCTTGATGCAGACGGTCCCCCTGATACCGAATACCCAACTGCAACGGGCGCAGCTGCCACATGGCATCCTGCGGTGTGCTTCAAACAGTTTTAGTCAACGCGTTAACAGATTACGGCATACCGTTAATGGGGGTGTGATCAGTGGGCGTCAGCTACCGAGCCGCATCTTATTTCCGTTGTATCAGCCGCAGAAGAGCGGCGCCAGTAGCAGATTGATGCTGGCGTGGCGCCCATGACGCTTATACTACTGAGATTACCTGCCCCTCGGTAGCCGACACCCACTTCTAACCCTCCCATTAACCCTATGCTGGTTTATATTGACGCGGGGCAGGACCGTGATAGATGGCAACGGCCTGATCCACTGTGACATGAACTGCCTTTGGAGTTGACTAATCGGTCTCTGGGCCACCGGCTGTATCAAGGAGCCACACCTCGCCCGGATAATCCGCCCATTAACCCGATTGCTCCTCGTCCTGATCATTAACACTACCACACGCGGGCATACTAACCCCATGCTTAATGTTTTCATCATCGCAGACGGGATTTATAAATTGCTCTGCTTTAAAATCGGCAGCAGGCATTTCTCCCTGCTGTGTTGGCAGCCGATTTTCAACACATACAGGTTTCCTTACGTAGACCCCTCTAGAATGTTATACTGGATATTCCTTGGTAAGTTCGCCGGCACTACTTTTCCCCTTATCGCACCAATACCCTTGACATTAGGAGAGTTCATGGTAAGTAATTTTGAGCTCCCCATGGGAAAGCGTTTGTCCATCTGCACTATAACCCCGTCACCACATGTAGACCGTATTCTCGAGTTAAATCTGTATCTTGATTTCTCTGCGATAACACCGGTCCCCGCCCACCATTCTAAATTGCGGATATGATCAAAAATTGTGTATGAATCCTCTGTGACAAGATTCGATCCGACTTCAATCACGCCATCGGACTTACAAATACCAATGAAATTCGCCCGTGCAGCGGATGATGTCGGCACCGGTCAACTGTTAAACAGCGCCGGGTTTCCTGAAACAGAGCATTACGGGCCAATATACTTACAAGACAGCCTGAACGATCCCCAATCAAAAACGAATTCTGGCATATCAGGTATCTGCCAGTCTCATGGGACGACATCACCTTGCGCTCCTTCTCCCAAACCAAGGTATGTGAGAAGACCAGCGACATCCTTTCCACTCAAATTAGTCAGCGTATTGTCCAGCGGTTGTTTACCTGCCAGCGCATTAAGCATTGTCGTGGCAAAGTTCGGGTCATTCCCCAGCGCCGCCGCCAGTTCGTTCAGTGTATCCAGTGCCGCAGGTGCAGAACCCACCATTGCCGCAATCGCCGATTTCACAAAAGCCGTGGTGGCAATCTGTGTATTGTTAACCGACTGTGCGGCAGTGGGGGCTGTTGGCGTTCCGGTGAGTTCCGGACTTGACAGCGGCGCTTTCAGTGCCAGCGCATTGTTAATGGTGGTACTGAATTTCGGATCATTGTTAATGGCTGCGGCTAATTCTTTCAGCGTGTCCAGCGTGGCTGGCGCACCATTAATCAGGGCCGTCAGTGCCGCCTGAACAAACGCGGTGGTCGCAACCTGCGTGGTGTTATTCCCTGCCGCTGGCGTTGGCGCTTTTGGTGTCCCGGTAAACGTCGGACTTTCTTTGGGTGCATACTGTGAATGCGGGTCCGGTGCGGCAAGATGTTTTGCCATCTGATCATCCACGTACACCTTCAGCTCCAGTACCTTGTCATCCACATACTTGCGGGTTGCCAGCACTACGGCAGGGTCGATTTTCAGGGTGATATTGTCCGTGCTGCTGGTAATCAGCACCATGCGCACGGTCTGGGTACGCCCGCTGCCTTCAGCCAGTTGCGGTTTATAGCTTTCCGGGCAGTTCCCCACGGCAATCAATGCCCCTGACTCATCAAACAGGCCCACTTCACGTATCCACCAACCGCCCTCGTTTTCAGGGATCACCTGTTCAGCAATAATCTGGCTGCTGTTCTGCGGGTCGATATAGAGCATATTCAGCGCAGCCCGGCGTTTCTCATTTACCAGTGCCGTCTGCTTTGCGTCCGGCGTCGGCAATGCTCCGCCGCCATCGCCCACCGCCATATGGGTAATTTTTAGCGGCACACCGAGCGCGGCGGCGCTGGCAAGTTTCGCCTCGCCAATATCCGTCAGCAGGGTATAAAATTTTGTGCTCATGGATTCACTCTCATTGTGTCAATAACATGGACCGCCCCGCCTTCATGCGCGGTGCCACCGGAAATAATCGTTTCGTTGATATACGGATAGATCGTGATTTCTTCGCCAAGATAGCTGGCGGCTCCCACCCAATGCGGGCCGCTGGTCTGCAGATTGATGGACATGCCGATCATGTGGCGGCTACATGGTTTGGCATCGCTTATCAGTCGCTCAAGTTCCAGATAGGTATCTTCAGTGATGCCCTGGTCCTGCACGCCGATATCCAGGCGAAACATGCCCGGTGCCTCTCCGGTTTGCCACCACTCAATAATGCGGATCAGAAAGCCGAACGGCTCCACCACCCGCCGCACGGCACTGGTGGTCCCTTTATGCTGATGAATATAAAAAGCATCCTTCACCACCTGGCGCTTGACGCTTTCTGTCCAGCCCTCGTCCCAGCGATCCACAGAGAACGCCCAGGCGAGATAAGGCAGGAAACTGACCGGACAGGTTGCCGGATTCCACAAGTCACGAAGCGGCACCTGCAGATCAGAAATCCCGCTGCAGGTTTGCGCCAGTCGGCGCTCCAGTGGTGTTGAACCCGGTGGCAGCAGACTATTCATCCGTTCCTCCGTTGGTTACGCTCCACTGCGTACATGATGCCGCCTGTGTTTTGTTCAGGACCACATCCGCCAGAGGAGAAGCCAGCTCCACACGCTGCACACCCTCAACATGCAGGGCGGCAAAGATGGCGCTACGGCGAATATCCCGACCAAGACGCGTCTGACTGGCGATGTACTTCTGCAGGCTGGCTTTTGCCGCTGCCATTACCGGCTCTGCTTCCGGTCCCGGATAGAGAAAAATGGTGGCTTCCACGCGATACGGGATGATTTCTGCGCTGCGAACCGTCAGACGGTCAGCCACCGGGCGGACGTTCTCACTGTTCAGAGCTTTTTCCACCACGTCCAGCAGGTCTTTTTCTGCAGTTCCATCGCCTTCGCGGCTAAGGACAGTCAGCACCACCTCTGCAGGCGCCGGGCTGGTTGCACTGGCATCCGCCACCCGACCGTCGGCGCTTCGGGCATGAAATTCATAAGCTGCAGTTGGCCCCGCAACAGAAAGCCCTTCAAAGGCTGCAGGCACACGCAGGCGTAACGCTTCATCGCTTTCCATCACAGCCGCAACGGGTGGCACAGCGTCATTATCAGCAGGCGTCACCGTCAGGCGTTTCACGTTGTAGTTGGCAGCGAGCTGGTCAAGATCGCCGCCCATCGCGTAAGCCACCATCACAGCATGCGCGGCTTCGTTAATGCGCTGGCGCAGAAGCAACTCACGGTAAGCGTTCTCCTGAAGCAATTTGGTGACGGGTTCAGATTCCAGTTCCAGCGTGCGGATCACTGCTTCCTGCTCATCTTTCGGATGAAGCGCAACAAATTCGGCCTTGCGTTCGGCAATCAGCGTCTCAAAGTCCGGCACATCCACAATCTGCGGCGCAGGCAACTGCGAAAGGTCAATCACTGCCATTCTCTGCTCCTGTTGATACGGAAAGGGAAACAGGCACACCGTTATTACGCCGCCCGGTCAGCTCCACCACCATTGAACCGTCAAAATTGCTGTTAATGGTGATGGAATCCAGCGTCAGCCGTGGCTCCCAGCGACTCAGCGCCACATACACTGCCGACATGACCTGCAGGCGTAATGCCGGATTTTGTGGCTGGTCTATCAGTGCCGACAGCAGGGAACCATATTCCCGACGGGCAATGCGGCTACCCTGCGGCGTCAGCAAAATGTCCCGCACCGACTGGCGCAGATGGTCAATATCAGTAATGGCTTTACCGCTGGTATTGTTCATCCCGCTATAAAGCGTCATACCGGGCCTCCGGTTGTATCGCCGCCTTTCAGGACGCCAGTATGCTGATGCGCATCAACCACGATCCCGTTAGAACTCATCGCTCCGCCGCCCTGAGTAACGCCACCATTGATCACCACTTCGCTGTTAATACGCGTGCACTCAGCCTCCAGCACAAACTCACTGGTTTTCAGGGTGATGTTATCGGCAGCCTCAATGACCATGGATTTGATGCCCCTGACATACCAGCGCCCGGTGGCAGGTTCGTATTCAAACCAGCCACCGTCAGGATGTTCTGTCACGCAGGCGTCCGCCGACGTCGACGGTGGTGCGAACTGATTCGAATAGATGGCGGGCAGCGCAAAAGCTGTTTCCAGATTACCGCCCATACTCAGCAGCACCACCTGCTCACCTTCCGATGGTCGCCACCATGTCCGGGCATTCCCGGCACGCAGCGTCAGCCAGCTGATCCAGTTGGTTTCAAGGTCGCCCGTTTTCACCCGGCAAAGCCAGTTTGTCCTGTCCACTTCGGTGACTACCCCAGTGCGGATCAGGTTGGTGATAAGGCGCATGATTTCGGTTAATTGTGCGTTCATAGGGAAAGGTTGCCATCAGGGGAAGAAAGGCGGCAGTGCTGCAACTTGTATCAGTGCTGATACAAAAATCACCCCGCCAGCCATTGCAGAATCATGTCGCGGGTCATTGCCTCAACATCATCATTTACACCCAGAAGGCGACGCTCTGCGTAACGGACCTCCGGTCCTTTGCGGCTGACGCGATCACGTAAGCCGTAGTGATGAACACGGGCAATGCGCTGTACCTTGCCTTCAAACTGCACGCTGGCAGAGTCGGCGCTGGCGGAAGTTTTCAGGTATTTTGTGGTGCGCAGCTTTGCAAACATCTGACGTTTGATACGGCCTTTTTTACTGCGTGCTGTTACCCGTCGCGGTTCATAACTGCTGCCATCTGGATTGCGCTGCATTCTGATATTTTGCTGCTGTGTCCGGCGTAGTTCCTGCGCCAGCTGGCGCATCATGCGGCTTCTTGCGGCTGGCTCCAGATTCGCCAGCAAGGCACTCAGCCAGTCGTCCACTTTCTGCAGTTCAGCCACGTTTCACCGTCCACATTTCTTCAGGTTCATCAGGTTCCGCTATAGCTTCAACGCTCGACACACTGCCGTCAGTGCTGACCAGCACACGCTCCGTCAGTTGCAGGTTGAGGCTGATATCACAGACATCGTTGCGCAGAATATCCACCTCAAAGGTGAATAGCTTTTCCCGTAACGCCGGGTTATTGATGGCATCGGGCTGGTTATCACGCAGCCACAGCAAAACCGGGGCCATCAGCAGATTCTGGTCGCCGCTGAAATCCTCAATCACCACGTTCAGGGTGTAGCGGTACTCCCATGACATGGAGCTGGCCCCCGTGGCAACCAGCGAACCGTTATCCACAAACAGATGCAGTTTGTCCGGGTTATTTCGGACATAAGGCACCGCTTTATTGAGGGCGTAGCGCAGGGATTGTGGTTTGTTCACTGTTTCGCTCCTGACACGCAATAATCATGTCCACTTTGTCTGCACAGATCGCCCAGGCGGCCTCCGTTTCATCCAGCAACGCATTCAGATCACCGTTAGTGCGCGGTGCTGCCTGCTCCAGCCGACACGGCGTCACTCTCGGACAACCACTGACGGTAAGCTGCACCTCCGGTGAGTACCGGACGTTCCCGCAGCCGGATAATGTCAGCAGGCAAAGGAGTATCAGCCCAGTGGCGTAAATCCTCGTTCTCACGTTTCAGTTCCTCGATCCGGCGTTGTCGTTGTCTCAGCTGTGCGCTGGTCTGTTCTGCTTCGGCATAGAGCCGCGCCTGCTCCCGGTTATTGGTTTCATTCAGAATGGACAGGCTGATAAGCTGGCTGTTGCTCTTTGCCAGTGCCTGGCTTTTGCTCTGCAGCTCGTTTGCCTGCGTGCTGATGGTCTGGCTGGCATCAGCCAGCCGCCACGTCTGCCAGCCCAGCGCCGCCAGTAATAACGCCAGCACAACCAGCAGCAACCGGTTCATGCTGCTACCTGTTGCGCCATCTGATTACGGGTGATCCAGAAGGCAATAACGGTCAGTAGATAAAAGACCAGGGTAATAGCCCACCCCGTCCATGCGAGACTTACAACAATCAGCAATCGCATCACCCAACTGATAAATACGTTTTCTTTTCGGGTAATTGTCTTCAGCAAAGATGCCCTTAACTCCTGCCAGAGCGGGCCATTCTGAATTAACGCAGCCAGTGCTACCGGAATTACCGCCCATGTCAGCAAACAGGCTACCCAAACGCCGGACGCTGCCAGTACCGGAAAGATCCCCTGCGGATACACCATTGCTGCGATTAACAGCGCCATCCATAACATCAGAAACAGTCCGCTGATTAATTTCTTTTTCATTTCAGTTTGCTCCCTGTAAACACCAGGCCATCTCCCGCGCACGGCGGTTATCCAGCCCCTGATTAAACACACCTTTTACATAAACCCAGCGCGGCAACTGTCGGCACCCATCCGCCCAGCGCCGCTGATTGAGCAATTTCACCAGCGTGGAACTACAGGCATTGCCCGTCCCCACGTTGAAGGCAAACGACACCGTAGCGTCATACACCTTCTGTGGTGGCTGTTGCTTCACACACCTTTCCAGTGCCCGCTCCACACGCAGCACGTTGGAGATCAGCCCTTCTGCTGCCTGTCGTTCCGTGATTGTTTTGCCGGGAATGACGCCCGATGTATTACCAATGCCGTCGGTCCAGACACCCGCGCTGCACTGATACGGCTGCAGACGACAGCCTTCGTAATCGGCAATCAGTTTCAGTCCCTCCACGGAGGTGTGAAGCTGCTGAAAACCCGGCAGCGTGGCAGCAATAGCCAGCACGACCCCGACAAGGCAGCGTTTAACGACTGATGGATTCATAGTCCTCCCGCGAGATCTGCCCGTCGCGCAGAAGCTGGTAGGCTTTGTGTTTGTAGTACCAGTTGATAGCCAGCATCAGCACACCAATCATCAGGCCGCCCAGCGTTGAGGCATCCTTGATGGACAAATCGCCCAGCCAGGCCAGCACGACGGCGATGCAATACGTGATAAAGGCGCTGATTCGCTCAAGCGTCATAATTCAGTCCCATAGCTGGACGGTCTGCACGGTGGTGGTTGTCGGAATGTCCGGCAGCTCCACCTGCAGCCCGTGAGGTAAAAAGGGGCCGTATTCGGCAAGCCCCGGATTTGCCTTCAGTACCTGCTCCGTGACACCCTGCGTGCGCCCGTAATGACGCCAGCAAAGCGCGTCCACCGTGTCATACTGATGCGCACGCACTTTCATCAGATAAGCTCCACTGTGCAGTGCGGCGCATCCTGTACCCGGCTGATGGCCCAGCGGGCGTCACGCCACAAATCACCGCTTGCTTCCGCCTGTTCCTCGCCCCGCTTCACACCGGACGCCGTGGCGTCATAGTCCTGATAACGCTCATTGAGCATGGCGCGTGCCCAGCAGTAAACCGCGTTGAAATAGTGATGAATGCGCTCACTTTTGCCGTCCAGCTGTTCCGCCGGAACCTCAGCCAGCGACGCATACCCCAGCATCTGCTGACGTCTGCGAAACTCATACAGCTCTGCGTTGACCTCCGAAATTGCCGACAGCGCAACCTGCTTTAAACGCGGCTGCGTCACCGTGCCGTCAGTGCGCATGACACTGCGAAACTCCGACAAGTCCACATCAGGCCAGAACGGCGTATTTCTGATGATTTCCGCCTGTTCCGATGCCTGTTCTGGCGCAACAAACTTCATGCTGCTTTCTCCTGAAATAAAGGGCGGTGGACGGGGTTTTGATGTGGCTGTGCCTTTCGCCACCCCGTGCCGCCCGTGCGCGGGGGCACGTTCTGTCAGCGGCTGTCATTGCGCAGTCTGCGCTCCAGCTGCTGTTTGTCTTTTTTCACGCCACAGCGGGGATCGAGCTGTAACGCATGGTTGAGATGATTAAGGGCGGAAGCCGGATTGCTTTCACTCAGGACAGCGCCAATCGCTTTATGCAGACGCGCCCGTGACTGGTCCGGCATATCCAGACCGTCTGTCAGCTCCAGCGTCTGCAGCAACAGATCGGCATCAAAGCCGGTGGCGGCAAGCATTGCGCTCTGCGCTGCATCTGCCATTTCCTCTGCCAGCACGGTCTGCACGTTGCGGTTACCCAGCGGCATCACCCAGCCATGACGCAGGGCATGACGCCCAATCTCCAGCGCCCCGGCATAATCTCCGGCATCAATGCGCCACAGCATCACGTACATCAGCACGTCATCCTGTTGAGCGCCTCCGGCAGCCAGGACGCCCTCCGCCCAGGCGGCATATTTCGGCAGCAGCTCCACCTTGATTTCCGCTTTTTTCACCGTGGACTGAACGCCCTTGAGACGGCGGCGGTCTTCCGCCAGTTGCAGCAGCATCAGGTCATAGCCCGACGCGTGGCGAACACTGCCGCCCTCACGGGCGGCCTGTTCAGCCTGAACGCGCAGGCGATGCTGCCGTGCGGGACTCAGGCTCATGGTTTATGCTCCGGCTTCTACGGCGACGCTGAAGTCGCCAATCTGGATGTTTTCCACCAGTGCTGCGCAGCGGTAGTCCTCAACCACATAGGCTTCGTTAACGGATTCAAAGTTTTCAATCCGGTCACGTTTCGGGTTGTCGATAACTGAACGGCGGCGGGTGTCTTCCTGCCAGTAGATGGACAGGTTATCCAGACGGGTGATCAGCAGCGCATTCGGCGGGAAGAACGGCGCACGCACGGCCTGCAGGCCACCCATGCGTTTCTGGCTGATGATCATATCGGCAGCCAGTTTTTCACTGTTTTCCTGCTCTTTGTTGACCAGCGGGAAATACTTATCAGACAACAGTTCACGACCGCAAATCACCACCAGATCGTCATCGTCCTGGTAGACCACGTCGATAAGCTCATTGACCGCATCCATCACCACGGCGTCCAGGTTGGCATATTCGCCACCTTTACCGACTTTCACCGCGCCCGGTGTGGTTTCACCGCCCGTGGTGGTGCTGCCCATGACGTGATCCGGTGCATCCTCACGGATTTTCTGTAGCCAGCCTTTATTCACATCCTGCAGCAGCGGGTTTTCGCTGCGGTTGGAGGTTTTCGCACGCTTCACGCCGTTAAAGCCGATCATGATGCGGTCCAGTGCCTGACGTTTCACGATGGCGTCACGGATACGCACCTGGAAATCCTGAAACTTCGCCCACAGGTCCAGCTTCGCGTAGGTCAGCACCGTGTCAAAGTTGGTCTGCTCGCATTTATATTCCACATCGACCATCAGCGTCGGATCGACAGGCTCACGCTCTTTTGCGGTGGTATCAGTGGTTCCGGCAATGGTGCTGCCAACACCCAGCCCCAGCAACTGACCAGACTGCTCAGTCACTGGCGTGACGTTAATCAGCGTCAGGAATGCGGCGGACTGCTGGATCTGGTCTTCCAGCGTCTGCTGCACAGACGGCTCTACAGTAAACTTGCTGGACAGTTCTTCAACTGCCACACCGTTCAGACGCGCCAGCTGCTGCAGGTAAGCGTTAAAAGCAAAGCGGGTATTCTTCTTCATCAGGTTTTGTGCTCCATCAGCAATTGGTCAGAGTGTCAGCGGGGGCGTTACCGCCTGTTGCACGCTGGCGGTAGTCCTGGCGGCTGTCTTCATGGCTCAGCTTGTCCACCAGTTCGTTAAAGGCGGTCTGCTGTGCCTGCAGAGCAATCTCCAGCTCAGACAGGCGTTCTTCCTGCTCAGACAGGGATTTTTCGGTGCGTGCGCTCAGGTTCTGCTGCTCAGTGGCGACCAGCTCCACGGCCTTATGCACATCAGAGAATCGGGCGTCATCGGACTGCTCTTTTTTGGTGAACAGCGCCGTGACACGGGCAAACAGGGACGGTTTGTCATCCTGGATTTCTTCCAGTTCGATCACCGTTTCCTCTGCAGCGGTAAAGAGATTGGCAGGATTCTGCTTGCGGTTTGCCAGCGGGTTATGGGCCGCACTGGCGCTGAATGTCAGCATTTCAGTGCCCAGACTGGCAGGGTCATCAGTGGCAGCCAGGCCGACCAGGTAGGCTTTGCCCGTATCAGCAAACTTCGGGCTGACTTCCATAGAGGTGAATAATTTCTGGCCTTTTTTCACCAGCTCCACCAGGGATTCCGTTGGCTCAACGTCGGCATACAGCGCCATCTTGCCCGCCAGCGGACCTTCCGTGATTTCTTCAGCAAACAGCGCCGTCACCTTGCCGTAGCGGTTAAAGGTGCTGTCCGGCAGATAAGACTTGATGTGCTCAAGGTTAATCAGAGCGGTATACACCGCCGGGTTGTAGCTGGCTGCCATCTGTTCCAGCCATTCACGCTGGATTTCGCGTCCGTCGGTGGTGGCACCTTCCACCCCGATGCGAAAACGCTTTGCTTTCACTGTCATGAGCCGTGCTCCGTTAGAAAAAACTTACTGGAGCCTTATGGTTGCGGTGATGGGGGCAGTGAAACAATGCGCGGTATTTGTACCGACAACCACACAAACCGCAGGCGGGGAAAGCCTTCATTCAAGGCTGTAGGTTTGTGCCATGAACACCACACTGACACCCGCAGATCTCGATCCCCGTCGGCAGGCCATGCTGCTGTACTTTCAGGGATACCGTGTAGCCCGCATTGCTGAAATGCTGGGCGAGAAAGTTGCAACCGTTCACAGCTGGAAAAAACGCGACAAGTGGGGTGACTATGGGCCGCTGGATCAGATGCAGCTCACCACCGCCGCACGCTACTGCCAGCTCATTATGAAGGAGCACAAAGAAGGGAAAGATTTCAAAGAGATTGACCTGCTGGCGCGCCAGTCGGAGCGCCATGCGCGGATCGGCAAGTTTAACAATGGCGGCAACGAAGCCGACTTAAACCCTAACGTCGCCAACCGCAACAAAGGCCCGCGCCGTCAGCCGGAAAAGAACGTTTTCACCGATGAACAGATTGAGAAGCTGGAAGAAATCTTCCATTCCTCCATGTTCAACTACCAGCGCCACTGGTGGGAAGCCGGAAAAACCAACCGCATCCGCAACCTGCTGAAGTCACGCCAGATCGGCGCGACCTTCTATTTTGCCCGTGAAGCCCTGATTGACGCCCTGCTAACCGGGCGTAACCAGATTTTCCTTTCCGCCAGCAAGGCTCAGGCCCACGTCTTCAAGCAGTACATCATCGACTTCGCCAAAGAAGTGGAGGTGGAGCTGAAAGGCGATCCGATGGTGCTTCCTAACGGGGCCACGCTGTACTTCCTCGGCACCAATGCCCGCACGGCCCAGAGTTACCACGGCAACCTGTATCTGGATGAATATTTCTGGATACCGAAATTCCAGGAGCTGCGCAAAGTGGCTTCCGGTATGGCTATTCACAAAAAATGGCGACAAACCTATTTTTCCACGCCATCCAGCCTGACACACAGTGCTTATCCGTTCTGGTCCGGTGCGCTGTTCAACCGAGGGCGCAACAAAGCCGATAAGGTGGACATCGACCTGTCCCACAGCAATCTGGCCCCCGGCCTGCTGTGCGCAGACGGGCAGTACCGCCAGATAGTCACTGTGGAAGATGCGGTGCGCGGCGGCTGTAACCTGTTCGACCTCGACCAGTTGCGCATGGAGTACAGCCCGGACGAATACCAGAACCTGCTGATGTGTGAGTTCGTGGACGATCTCGCGTCCGTGTTCCCGCTCAGCGAGCTGCAGGCGTGCATGGTGGACAGCTGGGAAGTCTGGACCGACTTTCATGCACTGGCGCTGCGCCCGTTTGGCTGGCGCGAAGTGTGGATCGGTTATGACCCGGCAAAAGGTACGCAAAACGGCGACAGCGCCGGATGCGTGGTGGTGGCTCCGCCAGCCGTGCCGGGCGGCAAGTTCCGCATTCTTGAGCGTCACCAGTGGCGCGGAATGGACTTTCGCGCCCAGGCTGACGCCATCAAAAAACTGACCGAACAGTATAACGTGACCTATATCGGCATCGACTCGACCGGCGTCGGTCACGGGGTTTACGAGAACGTGAAAGCGTTTTTTCCTGCCGTCCGGGAGTTTGTCTACAACCCCAACGTTAAAAACGCCCTGGTACTCAAGGCCTACGACATTATCAGCCACCGCCGCCTGGAGTTTGACGCCGGGCACACCGACATTGCGCAGTCATTTATGGCAATCCGTCGCGCTACCACTGCCAGTGGCAACCGCCCGACCTATGAAGCCAGCCGCAGCGAAGAAGCCAGCCATGCCGATCTGGCCTGGGCAACAATGCACGCACTGTTTAACGAACCGCTGCAGGGCGAGTCCGCCAATACCAGCAATATTGTGGAGATTTTTTGATGGGAAAGAGTAAGAAGAACCGCGCTGCGTCGACGAAACAGATCCAGCATAAAAGCCAGACTTCAGCCGAAGCATTCAGCTTCGGTGATCCCGTTCCTGTTCTGGACCGCCGCGAACTGCTGGACTATGTGGAATGCGTACAGATGGATCGCTGGTATGAGCCACCAGTGAGTTTCGACGGACTGGCGCGAACCTTCCGCGCCGCCATACATCATAGCTCACCGATTGCAGTGAAGTGCAACATTCTGACCAGCACCTACATCCCTCACCCGCTGCTCAGCCAGCAGGCTTTTTCGCGTTTTGTACAGGACTTTCTGGTTTTTGGTAACGCCTACCTGGAGAAACGCACGAACCGCTTCGGTGAAGTTATAGCCCTTGAGCCTGCTCTGGCAAAATACACCCGACGCGGGTTAGACCTGGATACCTACTGGTTTGTGCAATACGGTATGACAACCCAGCCGTATCAGTTCACGAAAGGCAGCATTTTTCATCTGATGGAGCCGGACATCAACCAGGAGATCTACGGCCTGCCCGGTTATCTTTCTGCCATTCCGTCAGCCCTGCTCAACGAGTCCGCCACGCTGTTCCGCCGGAAGTATTACATTAACGGCAGCCATGCGGGCTTCATCATGTACATGACCGACGCCGCGCAGAACCAGGAGGATGTGAACAACCTCCGCAACGCAATGAAAAGTGCCAAAGGTCCTGGTAACTTCCGTAACCTGTTTATGTACTCGCCTAACGGCAAAAAGGATGGGCTTCAGATTATCCCGTTGTCAGAAGTGGCGGCGAAGGATGAGTTCCTGAATATCAAGAACGTGAGCCGGGACGACATGATGGCGGCGCATCGTGTGCCGCCGCAAATGATGGGTATCATTCCCAACAATACCGGCGGTTTTGGGGATGTGGAAAAGGCCAGTCGCGTCTTCACAAGAAACGAAATAGTACCGTTACAAAAGCGATTGCTGGAGCTAAATGAATGGCTTGGTGAAGAGGTAGTCCGATTCAATCCATATGAGCTTAATACTGACTAGCAAGCATAAAAAAGCCCGGTATTACCGGGCTTCATGCAAAACGCATTTCATGGAATTAAGCAGCTTTCTGCTTTTCTTTGAGCTTACCATGCAGCTCATTTCCTTCAAATTTGCAGTCCTGCATCATATGTGGGGCCGCTTGAAGTAGTTCTTCCATCGCGACGCCCATACGGCTGAAAACATCAGATACTGAGTAATGCTTCTGAGCTTTCTTGTCACTATGCGTCATAGTCATGATTTCCTCTTAGAGGTCAAGCCTCATCATCCGGTAGTGGATGTTTGGCGCAGCATTGTAGCACTGCGCAAAAATTTATCTACTGTTTCTTAGAAGTAATGTAGCGTCTTACTACATCAGTTATTGTAGCAAAAGGTGCCGAAAGCAAGCTTATATCACCTTTAAAACCAAATTTTTTATAGTGGTCAGCAACTTTTTGATTCAGGGCTTCAGGGATCCGAATCTCTTGACACCCAACCGCGCTACCAAAAAGATATACCGCCCACAATGTAACCATGAACATGTTGCCGTAAAGAGGGTGCTCTACGTCATCATCTTTCACAAAAGATTCCACAAAATGGATCTCTATGACTCCAGCGTCCTCGTCAAAGGTGCACATAGCTGCGCCAGAAGGGATATGCCTAAGTGGCCCCGCAAGGAGCTTCAAACAAAATTCAAACTTATCACTTCGATTGCCAAACCGAGAAAAACCATAATCCCATTCTAGCTGAGCGTATCCTGTGGTCAGGATCACATAGTCTTCATCACTGATTGGACCAACAGCCAACGGCATCTTCAAAGTATCGAGGAGAAACTGAAGGTTACTTATACTTTGACTGGCAATCTGCTCTAAGTTCAATTCTCTGTCCTTCATGCTTACGACATTAAAGGCGACTACTTTAATGTCATTTTCGGACAAAGACTATAAATCTTTAATGAAACAATAGCAGAACCTTTTAAAGGTTTGCTACCTATCACTGCAACTTGTGACAGAACACTAAATCTACAGCCAACTCCGGAACACATTCAACATTTATTTAAATCCCTTCAAACAAGATTGCACAAAAACGCGCCCTCCCTTTCAGAAGAAAACCATCAGCGGGCCTGAGGCTAAGTGAATTTTACTATTTCAACCCGCGGCGTGCGCTCGTATCCCCGCCACGCCTGCCCGCTTTATGTAGTGGTTTTCATGCACCTGCATGACATGAGCAAAAGCCCGCCAGTTCTGGCGGGCCTTAACAAAAACGAGCCTCAAACGTTCATGCAAACTCATGCAGCATATACATACACTACATCAACAGCATCCATTGCTATCATTTCCAGTTCGCTTCCTACAACATCATTGCGAATAGTTATGTTACCAAGCGGCTTTTTCATACCTTTTCGGCATGACACTTCAGACGCACCAATACTGACGTGTAATGCTTCCCCCGCAACGTCAACCCACTTAATGGTAATTTAATGTAGTTGCATGAGACGAAAAAATCTCCATAGTTGACAGACTCTATGAATGCAGCATCACTAGCAAGCATGAATAAACATGCATCATCTAACAGATACTTTTGCATAAATCAAAGGCCTATCCGAAGAGCCATTTTTACGTACGACCACTCCACTGATATCATGGTTTTTACTAAGATCTCGTAATGCGGCGCACAATGCCTTGTTGACATACCCTAGATGATTGTCGTTTTTCGTTACTAATATGGCCAGCGGATCAACAGTATTGGTATCTTCATTGCGCAATATGACTTCATCACCAATTGATATCTCGTCAAGAGCTAGACGCCCTTCCTTAATCATGTGTCTCGTTCCGGCGACCTCCATGACATAATCAAAAGGTGGCCGAATAGAAGACAAGTCTGGGACAAAATAAAAACCATCACTAGCCACTTTTCCGCCAGTACAAGCGAGCAAAACGAAGTCATTCTCTCTAAAATCAGCAGGAAGACGAAACGTCAGCAAGTAATCGGCAAAATCTTCTCTTTTCCTGGAGGGTAACCTTCTTGAAAAGGTTTGCATAACGTCTTTGCGATGAGTCGTAACTTTTATGTCAAAAGCAGGAAAACCGTGAAAGCCTTTATCCCCAGCTTTAGCAAAATCTTTGCTATCCGTAAGATAATTAAACTCGTAGCCTTCAGACTCATCTTGAAGAAGTTCACCAACGACATAGCGAGAGCCGCCGTCGGTCGGTTGCCATGTCAGTAAGAGCCTACTTGGCATGGGAATTTTTTCTATTAAGATAGTCATGAAGTAACACCTTTAATCAGTTCAATACGCATGTTTGTTACACGAACAATCCATGCAGCACGTTCTCTAGTCAGCGGAACAGGGCAGTTTATTTCCGTCAACTCCGCAAAAGTTGAGTCCCAAAAGTCATGGTTCAAACGAGCCAGTCTTTCAGCTACCCGCTGTTTTAATTCTTCTTTTTTATCACAAAGTTCTTTGATTAACTCTAAATGACCTAATCTCTGATACTCATCTTTGCCCAGAGTTTTACGCAAATGATGCTTTCCCCGGCTAACATGCTCCCTGAGTCTATGATCGGTCCAATCAGCAACATGTTCCGGAAAGCGTTCGTAGCATAAGCTCGTACCATTATCGAAAAATGGTGCAAGCTGACACTCGCTGGTTAAAGGGGAGAAGATAAACCCCCAGTTTTCTTGATGTCTATCTGTATTACCTATTACTGCGTCAAAGAGAGCCATATTCTCCAACCACTCAACATAGTCAACTTTAAGAGCTTTCGCGATAATCCTCAGCCCTTCAATGGAATGCTTAGCTCCTTTCTCACGATCAAAATTTGGATCTCTTCGAACAAAGTAATCACCAGCGGGAGCAAATTTCTCATAATCTTTATGATGAAACCACTCAATGAGGGCCCCGCAAAACGTATGCCCCAAATCATTAGTCTTTAACGAAGGAACTGCTTTGGGGACATTAAAACCAAGCTGCAATCCAATCCTGTAGGCAACGATCTCACACCAAAATTGATCTGGGTATTTTTTAATACTTCTCTTAAAAAGATACGGCCACGATGCTTTGATACCATGGGGGGCAACATCAGGGGAAATAACCAATGCCTTAGAGCGAGCACCAACAGGATACTGTGCGAAAACATCTAGCTCAGTCCAATAGGTTACATCTAAGCAATCCATAGCTAAGTCCTATATTTATTTTTTATTTAAATTCATATAGATGTGAGAAACCTGTGCGATCTGAAATAAAACATCATCGAATGCTGTGTGCCTAATGCCAGTGAAATTTTTATCAGCATGAGAAAAAATTCCTTTGCTTTCACCAAGTGCTAAGATGGTTCTAACGTCAAGAGTATCTCTGAATGACCATGGGCAATCCAGACCCGCCTGTAACAGGGCATGATGCATGATCGTGCAGTCAAACTCTTTCCCGTTTCCCCACACTTTTACTCGGCCAGTACGATTATGAAGAATAAATGCCACAAATTCATTCAGAACCTCTAAAAGGTCCTTAGTGCCATCAAAATTTTCGTTTTTAGCTTCAGTACTTTGATTCATCCACCACTTTACAGTAGAGGGGGCAATGGTTCTGCCTGCTTGTTCATGATCAAGCGAAATAACTTGATAGAAACCCGGACCAATCTCGCCAGTCTCCGGCACGAAAAAAGCCGCACCAACTGAAAGGATATAAGCTGTTTTTTCAACATCCAATGTTTCTATATCTAACATTACATGATTCATAAGAAGCAATTGAAACCATTTAGTAAAAATTGAAAGCTATCACCACATTAATGCATGGCATGTACATTTGTGGACGAAAACAAGTATTCTGATTATAACCCAAGTGAAAAGCTCAAGTGTCGTAACTTTCACTCGGTTGTTTTCAGTTTCGAAAAACTACTGGGAAGATCCATCTAGTGGTTGTATTCATGAGCGCGAATTCTCGCCATCAGCTCATCAGTCAACTCAGAAACCCACTGCAGAGCCAGCCCCTTCTCTTCATCACTACACTCACTAGCCGCTACAAGCTTAAGAAAAAAATCAATGCGCTGGAGCTTCAAAGACTCCAAAAAATAGTCCTGCATCTTTCCTCCTATGACACCACAAGCAATACTGTATGCACAACCACTGTTTATATTTACAGTATATAATAATCTTACTGATGTAAAACGTTTTTTACGTTCATCAGCCTGATATGCCTGGTATTATTAAGAGCACGAATTGTTAACCCACGTGATTAATACAGGTTCCGCCACTTATCATCTTCCTGCAAACGCTGGTTCCGATAGAAGATACGCAGGCCTGCTCCTGACGGAATACTGCCACCGCGAAGGAGTAAATCGACCTCTTTCTCGCTGCCATCAAATCCTCTTGACTTCAGTTCATAGACGAGCTGCTGACGCTGATACTCTGTAATTCGCTGTTTGTAGTCTTTACGCCGTTTCGGTTTCACCAGGCGTAATCTTGCTGCCAGTTCCTGGCGCTCTTTTTTGCTCATACTATGCAGGTAATCGTGCAACTCCTTGTCATCCATACAGGTAATGTCAGTTCTGGTATCCCCATCTGTTGATTTATCTTTCTCCTGTTGGTTCAAATTTTCAGCAAGGGGACAGTTATTGCCACGAGTCCAAGGGGACAGTTATTGCCACGAGTCCAAGGGGCGCAAGCGCCCTGGTCGGCTGCCGCCTCCTGAACGTCAACGGCCTTACGAACCATTTTCCACTTCACTGCATGAGTACAAATCTTGCCCTCTGCAATGGGTGACCAGATGCCATAAATACGAATACCGTGATCGCCATAGGCGGTCGGCTCTTCGTTAATTTCATAAGCTGTTCTGATAAGGTGATATTTGCGGGGAACCAGTACGCCGCCCTGCTTCATAATGTAGGTGGCAAAACAACCAGCATCAGCAGCAGCCAGGATTGCATCAAGGCGCGGGTTATCCAGTACCGGCGCACCTGCTTTTTTGTCCCCCTGTTGCCTTGCCGCCTGACCAGCCAGCAATCGCAGTTCACGGTAAGCCTGACGCCCCGGAATGCCAAAGAAGCGGAATTGCTGAACACGATGCAGAGACGCCCAAGCATTAACGTATTCAGCATTATCACGCAGGGATTTCCCCGTTTCCTTGCTGATCTCGCCAGCCAGACCACGCCCGTCCATGTTCTTACTGATGTATTTCGCGATGTAGCTTGTTGGCGTACCTTTGCGCGGGTTAATCAACTCAGACTTAAAGCGCGGCCCAGTGTTATTGCCCAGCTCCTCGCGGTCTTCACGGATGGCAAACTTACGCAGTAATGCAGTGATGGCGCGGCGGTCTTTTTTGCGCATAAAACACAACAGGTGCCAGTGAACTGTACCGTCATGATGCGGCTCAGCCACCCGCACGCCATACCAGCGCAATCCGGCTTTGTGCATCGCCTTACGAAATGCAGCAAACATGCCGACCAGATAATCACTACTTTGTCTTACCGTCGCATTTGTCCAGGTTGGGTTGGGCCTGCCGTTATTTAGCGTGGAATGGAAACGTGACGGACAGGTGATGGTGTAGAAAACGGCGCAGTCACCGCGCATTTCCGCGATAAGCTCCAGGCCTTTAACACAGGCCATCATCTCATTGCGGCGATGCGCAGGGTTGCTGCTGCTGGCGTTTACCACATCCTCCATGTCCAGCGTGTCGCCGTCTTCGTTCACCAGTTCATGAGAACGAAAAAACTCCAGCGACTTACGGCGCTGCTCACGTTTATGCATCACGGCTTCATAGCTGACATAGGGAGATGCTTTTTTGCTGACCAGGCAAACAGCACGCAACTGCTCTTCCCGCCATTCGCAACGCATCTTCCATAATTTCCGGTACCACCAGTCGGCGCACAACATACGCGCCAGCGAACCCGGAATGAGTTCATAGGGCACGGGTTTACGGCGGTTTCTTTTCCGGCGGAGTTGATCAAACGCAGGCGGGATGACATCCAGACGCAGGGTTTCCGCTGCCACCTTTTCCCATGTCTTGCGGATTTCTTCTGGCTTAACGTCATCGGTGACATACAAATCGCCACAAGCTGCATCAAGGCACATGCTCATATGCGCAGCGACAAGGGTAGACAAGCGTTTCACCTGATCCTGACTCATTTCAGGCAGGATCAGCAGGCCGTCCAGCCCTTCATGGCTTGCCATAAAGCGAAAAGAAGTGGATAGCTGACTGTCGCGTACATGCTCCAGTCGTTCCAGACATGGCTTAATCGTCTCACGCAAATAGCGGGAATAAGCCTTTGGCCTGCCTAGGCTGCTGAAGTATTCAATACGTTGCAACAGCGGCTTGCTGATATGGGAAGGCTGGGCATTGACGTCCGCCAGAATGACCATATCTGGATTAAAACGCTGCTGCTCATGCGCCAGCTTTGCCCGGCTAATGAGCTTATCCTGCTCCATTTCGCGTTGGACAGGATCACGGGATTCATTAAAGAAATAACGCTCCCAGACCTGATCACTCAGTGCCTCGCGGCGCAGTTGTTCCTGCTCGTTATCGGCAGCGTACAGAGTGATCAGGTTTGAAAGCGCAGAAACCGGCGCAACTTCCGCCGGGTCCAGATAAGGGTTAATAGCCTTTTTCGGGCTGTTCCATGAGAATGCTGCGGCGGCCTCGTTAAAGCCGCTGCAGTTGTTCATATCAGCATGGCTCATGCACGCACTCCGTACACGGCAGAACTATCCACGCCACGCGAAGGCTCAAATCCCACCCAGCAGCGCGCCCAGAAACAGCGATGATTTCTGTTGCAGATTTACTCTCACCAGCTGCTACGCCGATGCTGCGTTTTGCCTTGATGTAGTGGTGAGTAAAATTGCGATACAGCGAACGGATCAGGGATGTGTCACTGTTAGAAACAATGACCGGATGTCCTTCTGATGACCGATGTTCAAGAACGGATGCCAGGTGATACTGGTCATCTTCAGTGAAGCCGTCAGTGTGATAACCGGAAAACGTGCCGTCATACGGCGGATCGCAATACACCACATCCCCCGCCTTCAACATCGCCAGCGTTTCATCAAAGCTGGCGCAGATAAACGTTGCCCGCTGGGCTTTTTCTGCAAATGCGCGAATTTCTTTTTCTGGGAAATACGGATTTTTATAATTACCGTAGGGAATGTTGAAATGCCCGCTCTTGTTATAGCGACATAAACCACGGTAACCGTGACGATTGAGATACAGGAAATATACCGCTTTCATGAAATCAGTAATTTCATTTGAGTAATTAAACTCCTGCCTTATGTTGTAATAAGCCACCTCCCTGTTTGCTTCCTTAAATAAAACTCTGGCGCGAGATATAAACGATTCACAATCAGCGGCAACCTTTTTATAGAGGTTGATTAAATCAGGATTAATATCCGCAACCAGATAGCTTGGATAATCCGTCTCCATCATCACAGCACAGGAACCCGCGAAAGGTTCAACCAGTCGCGGGCCAGCAGGAAGGTGTTTTTTCAGTTCGGACATAATTGCGGTTTTATTTCCCGCCCATTTCAGGATGGTGCTCATACAGCACCTCCTGCAATAACATATCCTAAAGCTTCTAATGGGGTTAATGAGCGAATTGATAGCATCACCCATTGTTCTGAAACTGCCATGACGTCATTAACCGGAAGCACATGAGAGATAACCGCGGCCCATTCCCTACCCGTAAATACGCCATGCTTCCATTCGCAAAGAGAAAGAACATCACCAACTTTATAGCCACGATCGTCTTTACGAAGTTCAGCCGTCTTTTGACCTGCAACCACAGCGTTGAAATACTTAGGTGCAATTTTTAATTGATGGATACGCACAGCCCCTGTCATACAGCACCTCCGTTGTAATGTTTGCCTTTCAGCTCTGCGATTTCCTGACAGGTAATGCAAAGCTGCGCTCCTGGAATGGCGCGGCGGCGTGCTGGCGGAATTGGCGCTTCACATTCAATGCAAAGCACGCGAGACACGCCCGGTGTTTTGGCACGGGCAGCACGGATATGGCGCTGGCGTTCTTCTTCAACGCGCTGCTGTACGAGATCCATTGCATCAGCCATTAGTGGATCTCCTGCGCTTCGTTCTGGATTGCTTCAGCGGTCACACGCAGCAGTTCTGCCGCTTCGACGTGGTTTAGCTGGCGGGATGTGATATGACACGCAAGACTATCAAGGCTGGCAGCCATTGCTTCAGCCCTTGCCCGGCGTTCTTCCAGACGAGCCTCTGTCAGTAAAATATTAAGCCCTGCGTCATCCGGTCCGGTTTTAGTCGTGAGGGTTTCAATATTACGCATAATCAATTCTCCTGAATTTAGATAAAGGGATGCCCGGCGGGTTTACGCCATTAATTTCATTAGCTGGTTAATTCGGCATGGTTAGCCGTCTGGGAAATAAGCTCACCACTGCACGAAAATGATTCATTGCTTTAATCAACTCCCGCTTTTCGTCAGTGGTCAGCTCATTAATGCTGATGCTATGACGTTCAGCTGGAATTTTTGCCATAAAGAATATGGCAGCCAGTGCCCGTTTATTTTGTTCGCTATTGATATCCCGTGGATCACGCATATCTTTAATAAACCGCTCAAGCTCTGACTCAATATTCAGGCCAAAAACTTTCGCCCTTAACTCCGCAATGTGATTAAGTCCATTCAGGCGTTCACCGGGGCTTAATGGAACAGTCGCCGCAGCGCCATTAATTGCCATAATTCATATCCCCAAAACGCAACTATCGTTCTTTGTTCTTACGGTAACGTTCAAGAGGAGATACATTTTTTCGTATCGTCTCTTTAACCTGCTCTCCCCGTAAAAACGTCCCATCCTTTAGCGTGAAAAAGTAACTGCCATCGCCCGACAACGACGGATAACAACAGAGCAAATCATCTTCAGGTACTGAATAACTCTCCCCTCTGTAACGAAACTGATAAACCACTTCACTTTCCGCTGCATACATTTTGACTTTCTCCGTTTCCCCGTGGTCAATTCAGACAGCAATTCATCTTGTGAACGGCACGGATGCCAGCGTTTACCATCCTCACCCATGATCCAGCCGTGACCGTAGTGCATTGCCGGGCTTTGTTTTACCAGCAGCGATGCAAATGATGGTTCTTTCGTCAGCATAAGCACCTCACAGCAAACCGAATGAAGCACCGAGGCCAGTCACGGTATCAACTGCACTCGCCATCGCAGGATTAGCCTGTAAACGGGCCTGCAATGAAACAGCCGCCAGCGCCATCAGTCGTGTTACAGAATTAATGCTGCTGATGGCATCACGACGACCGGCACTGGTTTTTACATCGCCAGATACCGCACCTGCAGCAACACGCCCGATCTCTGCGGTTGCACTCATGACGTAATGTGGCAGTTTCTCTTTTGCCACCTCATTAATCGGTACACATGGCAGACAATGAATCTGTGCCAGAAAACCATCTACCAGCGTTGAATCTTCAGTCAGATCGGTAAGCAGCCAGATTTCTGGTGCGGTTAATAAATGAGGTTGAGCTGGGTTCAGCTTGTTCCGCAGAATCTGCACATTCATGCCAGCACGTTCTGCCAGTTGCACCAGGTTGTGGCGCAATGCGAATGCACGACAGGCTTCATCAAAATGTGGATGTTTGGAAACTTGGTAATCAAACATATTCGACATCTCTGACATAACCCAAAATGGAACTAGTTAATGCTCAAATTGCATTCAGCGAGTGCATCAACAGTCATTGCTGCGATATTGATCATCACCTTTTCTCGCTTTTTATCCTTACGGAGACGATGGCGAATAAGACGTCCATCAGCCAGCATGTCATTGATGGTGTCGATAGATAAGCCAGTCAGTTCGCTGTATTTCTCAATAGAAACAGATGGAACAGCTAAGGTGATTGAAATATGTGGAGTCATGATGCAAGATTCCTCGATTAACATGATGCGTGGTAACTGGTGATTAACACCGTCAAGTTCACTTTCGCACACATTAATTCTTCATTTGAGAAGTGTCAACTCAATATTACTCAAAGGCGTACTAGATGAATTTCAAAAACGGAGGACAGGCAGTCATAACGCGCATGCTTGAAGCGTATGGATTCAAGACGCGGCAAGCCCTATGTGAACAGTTCAATGTATCTGCAAGTACTATGGGAACGCGCTGGATGCGTGACGCATTTCCTGCTGACTGGGTAATTCAGTGTGCAATTGAAACAGGAGCATCTATAGAGTGGCTCTCATTCGGAAAAGGCGTGCCATTTCCTAAGAATACCGAAGTTCCCGCTAAATTAGAGGAACCAGCATCATTGGTTCAATATGTTCCCAAAGCCACCACCAACGAGAACCCAATTGTGAACCATCCAAATCTGGATTCAGGTGGACGTAATGCGATAAACAGGCTAATGGAAGCGTATGGCTTTAAAACAAGACAAGAACTTGCCGACCATTTGAATGTGTCTAAAAGCACAATGGCGAATAGATACTTGCGAGACACATTCCCAGCTGACTGGATCATAAGATGCTCGTTGGAAACAAGAACTTCTCTTTTATGGTTAGCAACTGGGCGCGGGCAAAAACTTGGAAGCGAAGAAAGTGAAGCTTTAGAAATTCCTAAAGTAAAACTTATTGACAATCAAATTTTCGATGCTGGTCATTTATTGATAGATAAGTCCCTGCTTCCTCATTTTAATGATTTACTCGCAATTGAAGACGAACATTGCATAAATATTGCACACATGAATAAAGCTAATGTTGAAGACGGAAGATGGATTGTTCAATACCAAAATAATTTCAAGTTAAAACAAATTTTTCTATTACCTGGAGGCAATCTTCGAGTAACAGACGATGATTTAACATTTGATTGTGAAAAAGAAGATATAAAATTAGTTGCCAAAATTTTCTCACAGTACCGTACTATTTAATCTTGAGGCATAGTAATGGATTTTATAAAAAAACTCGAATTTGGAAATTATACTCTCCGTTTTGGTGATGATGTTTTGCTAGACTATTATGATGAAATTGTTTTCCCCTCTTTTTTGGAGATGGCAAACATCCGCAGAATATCTGACAAATCAGAGTTCTTTTTCATTGATACTGAATGCGTCATACTTGACGAAGAAGCAACACCCCCAGTACTCGGAATTAAAGGTCGGATTATTAAGAATACATTATTAACCAGAGAACAAGTATTTGATGGTGCTGATTTGGTTGAAGATCATCAAGAGCTTGAAACAGCCCCGAGCTCTTTCTTTCTTCTAATATTAAACACTCACAGATTAATTCTTTGCAAGGAAGTTAGTGGTGCTCCCACAATTCAAAACTTTCAGTCAACAAGTCAGTGTTTCTTAAACATAGAATATGAAAAATACATATCTCATTTATACGAAACCGCACAAGAAGAACGCAAAGAAAACCCTGACTTACCTCGAGTCACTAAAAAAAGCTTACGGAACGAAATCAAACGCCCGAAGCTAAGAATAACGCCGTTAACTGACAAACAAAGCCTAGAGCAATTTATTGATAATTTTAATAAAATCCAAAATGTCTCAGTAAAACTTCTCCCTACAAATCAAGAAGAAATTGATAACGACGAATTTTGGGAGTCACTTGAAAGTGCCGGAGACGAAATGGGAAGTATTTCTACATCTATTCGCTTTTCAAACACCGATTCAGGCTTGAATCATGGTGCTGTTTTAGAACAACTCACATCAGCAACCAGATTGGCTAATTCAGGAATAAATATTAAAGGATATGATGACAATGGTGATATAATCAAAGGTAGCAATGATGACTTTGTTTTGTTAAGTGAGATGAATGAATTATCAAAGGATACGGTAGTAGCTGCAAATGAAAGTTATGAGCGGTATGAAAATCTTGTAGAAGAAGGTAAGATATCTCTACCCCGTTCTCTTTCACAAAAGACGATTAGAATTATTAGCAATATATATGAAAGGTTTGGTCGATGATAAATAAAATAGATGCTAAAGAAATAACCAAAGAGAAAAACCTTTGGGATGTTTACTTGCTCTGCAAACGGATTACTATTAGTACATTCCATATTTGCATTTTGCTCACAGCATCTATTTTTTTATTAACAAACTCTTTTTTTATTGAGAAGGATATGTCTCATTTAGTATCTGACATTAGAAACTGGGCTTTGATTGGTTTTAACTTTGCAGTGACAACCTTAGGTTTTCTCATTGCTGGTTTCACAATATTTGCAACACTATCCAAACCCGAGATGTTTCTTCAGATGATGTCAATACAACATAAAAAAACACAGATGCCCACGTTAAAATATAACTTTATGGCATTTATGAAAGTTTTCATCTCATTTATTACGTTTACTTTCATTTATCTAATAATAATTCTCTTTTGTCAAAAAGATGGAATAATTGGCAATATAATTGATTTATTTCCATATTCAAAATCGATAAAAGAATTAATTATTAAATTTGGATACTGTGTTATAGGGACTAGCCTTATTTACTTAGTGTTAGTAGTAAAGACATTTATTTTTAATATCTACGCTATCATAATGAATAATATTCGTTGGGAGTTATACATTAAAAGAAAAGAACAAAGACTTTCCAGTAACAAAGAGACAATCAATAAAAACATAGATGTAACTAAAATGCATTAA